AATCCATCTAGCTTGCTGAGCATTTTTATACTGTAGTCATTTTGCTCTTTTTGCTCTTTTTCTTTGTCAGATTTGAAAGCATCTTTGAATTTTTTGATTATGTTTTCTACACTTTTGTTGTCTATAGACACAATCTCGCCTTGTCCCTTGACCTTGTTTTCACTGACCTGCTGTTCATCTCTGTTTATAATGCTTGGTGCAGCTTCATTAACAGCATTTTTTGACTGCTTGACATTGCTAGTGCTACGCAGCTCATCTACAACTTCTTTTAGTTGCTTGATAAAATTATCCAAAAATACTTGTTCCACTCATGTATTTATGGTTTATAAACTGTTAGAATAGTGGAGTCTGTATATCAAGATTTTTGCCGTTGAATGCTTCTTCAATTACATCTTTTGCTTTTGTAATAAACTTTGCAACAGCATTATTGACTGATGCAGGCATTTGTTCTGCAATCTTTACATAAGAGCCGGTGTCAGCAACATCATCAAAACACACACTTTCATTTCGGATAGTTAATTTTTTAATGTGTTTAACAATCTCCAATACAAAGTAATCAGATGCAAGTTCTGATGCACCACGTGTTGCGTTTTTGTTGCTGTTGATAAACCAATTGTTCATGTCAGAATCACGCTGCAGGCTAGGCAGCTGCATTTCTACTTTTATAGCTTCGCCAAATGAAGCAGTAGCATGCTGAAACTTTTCAACATCAATTGTTTTAACAAAAGCATTTATTTCTTGAATTTGCTCTTTTGCCTCTTCTTCATCTGTCTTAAGATTCAGCAGTACAAACTCGCGATCAAATGTTGTTACATCATTTTTATCTTCATCGCAACAGTTGTCAGTAATAATGGCATTGAGTGCATTAACAATGCGTATATTATCCATTGGATTGTTGCTTATATTACCAATGAGTTTTTTTTGCTGAAGTACGCTAATGGGTTTGAATTTTTTTGCTTTCTTGGCCATTGGAATGTAGATTTCAACAATGGATTCATTGTTGATAGTTTCAAGATCTTTAAAAATTGAGTCAAACTTGTTCATGTGCATTGAGCATACTTAATGCATTGTTGCTGTTTTTCAATGCTTCACTTTGTTGTGCTTGTTCTTCATTATAGAATGACATGAAAAGTCTAACATCTGCTGGAGTTAGATTATTATAATCAGTGCAAGATAAATGCAGTTTTGTCAAGCAAAAATATTTTTGCCTAAAGTAGCTGAACAAATCTTCTTTGTAAATGATCTTTAATATTTCAAATATGCTTGAGTTAAACGGATTGATGCTGATAGCAGCAAAACCCAATGAATTTACTTGTGGAATAAAATTTATTTCAGCATATTTTTGTTGTTCTCTATCAACATACTCAGCGAGTTTTCGCAAAATATTAGCATTTACAACATTTAGCAATTTGTTCTTTTGTTGAACATTTAGCTCATTAAGAAGCAGCCCGTTTATGCTGTATAATGAGTTAATGAGCGCATTATCATCATTTAAATGCAACTTTGTAGGTGTATAAAACTCAAAACAAATGTTATCAACTGATATTGTTTGTTTTTCCATGCTAACTTGATTGAGACAGTTAATTATGTCTTCCAAATCAATGTTTATTGCAGCATTCTCTGCATTTATTAATTTTAGTGTGCTACTATAGCTTATGCTCTTAATTTTGCATAAAGTAACAAACTTATCTATGTTTGTTATTTGATTGCTTGTTAAATCTTCATTAAAAATGCAGCATTTTTGCAAAATATAATCAAAACACTTTTCTATCTCTTCATTGTTGTCTTCCAACAAGAATTTTTGCAAATTTTCATGCACTTCATTGGTGATACTCTTAACAGCAATGATTTTTTTGCAACTAGGTAGGGTTAATTTTGATGTAAATGTCATGTATTGCTTACATTTACACTATAATTATCAAAACACCACGTTACAGAGCGCAAATCTGGAGTTCCTTGATCTTCATTGTATGAATATTTTTTTCCATCCACCCCAAACGGTGCGCAATTATAAAAATTATATACCTTTCTTATGGGTCTAAATGTATTAGTGTCATAAGGAGCTATAGGAGTATGCTTTTGTCTGCCAAAAGATATCAATTGTATTCTAGGAGCACGCACACGCTCGTTAGCATTTTGATAAGCAAAATATCCATTGTAGCTGCTAACAATGACCCATGGACGAATTACAAAATCCACAAAATCAGAATTTGTTTCACGAAACGATGTAGCGATGCTTTTGCTTGCAAAGGCATCACGCTGTCCCGCTACACCAGGTTTTATAAAACCACCAAAATTGTAGTTTCCGGCTTGCACTACATTATATCTATCATCAGGAAGTGTTACAGAGTCTACAAAGAAGCAGCCTACCTCAGTGGTGCTCTGCACCTGCTGCTTGGTTAAATCGTCATATGCATCAGAAAGAAGCCAATCATTTGTTCTTATAGCTTCTAGTTGAGCTATTTGTTGCTTCACAATTTGAGGAAATCCATGTATAATTAATACCCACTGCGAGTTGAGTGCTAAATTATACTCGTAACGCTCGAGTAAAGTAAGATATGATTCTCTAGGTGATTGTGCCACCTAATTATTTATTATACTGGTGCGTTCTCTTCAAAGAAGTGGTAAGATATAGTAGCATCAAAGAATACTGGCTGACCTGTACCATCTGCCATGTTGTATTGAATTTGTCCTACCTGACGAATGCCTACACCAACCAATCTAAATGTTGAGATTGGCTCAAGTGCCTTGTCAAGTTGTACCAATGTAATGGTGTTGGCGCGTGATGCAATGTTGTAATCGCCTGTGCTCGTTGCATCATCAAAAACTCGACGAGATTCTGCTAAAAATTTATTTCTAAGCTGAGAATTTGCATCGCAATAAAAATTAAGAACATATCCTTCTGCGCCAGGATATGTTGCTACACCAGCAATATTAAACGGCAGCCCCATGAATTTAGCTTGCACATTGGTGATACCACGCGCTGGCAATGTTGCTGTTCTTGCGTAAATTAATTCACTTTCATCAAAAATAGCGCCGCCAGCAAATGTAACGTTAATTACACGAAAGAGGAAGTCGCGTGAAAATTCTCTTGCAAGTGCGCGATCATAAAAATTGCCAATGGTTTGGTTAGTCTGTGCCATACTTTTATTTATTCATCACAGATGCAAATAGTTGATTTATTTTGTTGCTTGCTTAGCAATATTTTGTGCATTGCGGTACATTCTTATGGCAACACCTTTGTCGTGTGCATTGGGCTTGCTTGCAGAAATGTAATCTTCATTATCAAGATATTCTTTTGCTGCTTGCTTGTAAAGTCCTTTGTTGATTAATTCAATGGTTTTGGGTGATCCTGATAAATCACCTCTAAAAATGCCATTGAGAATGGTGATTTTAAAATCATTATTGTATTCTTTAAATTTGGGAAACAAACGCTGCGCTATTTGTATTTTGCTGTTGATGTCTGCATCTAGTAAATCGTTTATTTCTTTGTCTGACAATGTTTTGCCTTTGTATTTTTTTAGTTCGCTTTTTGATTTAATCAAATGTCCATAGCCAATGGTCCATTTGCCTTTGGTATCTTTGTATAAGCGAGTCTTTCTGCCTTCATCTTGCTTTAGCATTTGTCTTGCTTTGTTATAAAACTCTTGACTCAATTGCTTGTTGGTATTGTCAGGAGTTTGCTGTTTGTTTGCAGCTGCACCAAAATATGCTTGATTTTCCTCTGCTGTTGGTGGAGTGGGTTTGTAGTTCTTCCATGCAGCTTTAATTTTGGATACAATGCTTTGTACTTTCGGTGTATTTTGTTGCTGCACAGCATTGTTTTCAATTTGTTGCACCTGTTCAGGTGTCTTTTGTTGCAAACTTTGTTCAACTTTTTGCTTAATTTCATCCAACTTGGGTGCAACATACCCCACATCAATGAAACCAAGCATCAGTGCAGTAGCAAGCAAAGTTTTTGGTGAGGCAATGATGTTTTTTATTGATTCACTTACAAGTTGTTGTGAATATGCTTCATTGAATGGCGACTTCATCTTGTTATTTATGGCAAATGCTTCTCTGTAATAATAAGAAACTCATATCCAATGCTTTGTGCATATTTTTTTGCAGCTTCCCACTTGCTGTTGTTGATGAGCCATGTAGCATTTTCATAAAGAATGGTTGATTCTTTTTTATTGCCGTGTTTTGAGGGTGGCTTGGTTTGGCTTTCTGGCTTCACTTCAACCAAATACTTTTTTACAACATTGCCTTCTTTGATTACAACAGCGTTGTCAATGAAGTATCTATGTACTCTATGGTCAATGGGGCTAACATAAGGAACAATCACTGATTCACTACTCCACTTTAAAACATTGGGATTTTTATCACACCAACGCATAAACTTCAACTCCATGCCTGATCTATAAAAGGGCATGCCATTGCCAACATACTTTTGTGCATTGACTGGTTTGTAGAAATTTTGCTTGTATGGTTGTTTAGTTTTCATGCAATGCTTCTATTTATGCATAAAAAAAGCGGGGTGTGTTGCAACCCCGCTTTTTTGTATTTTTTATTCCAATTATCTCAAGATTTCTTGGAAGTTGGCACTGGTGCGTGTAGCATGGAAGTTTACCAAGATAAACTCTGCAGTGCGCACTGGCTTGATGTAAATGTCAATGACTAATTCATTTGCATCAATGACGCTAGGTGGATTGTTGCGGTCATCGCAAATCAACAAGTAGTCATAAATGCCCTGATTAACTGTATTAGCTTTTGCAGCTTCAAATATTGGAGTTAAATCATCTACAACACGTGTGCGTGTATACAATGAATTTGGCTCAAACACATAATAACGTGCAATTGCTTTGGTTTGCTTTTCAAGCAAGATGAACAATCTACGAACATTTACACGATCAAATGCACTTGGTGTGCGTTGCATGGTCTTTTGACCATAAATGACAATGCCTTCGCGCACAAACTGTGCAATTGGATTGAGGTTAAACTTGTACAAGTCATCACGTTGCTTTTGATTAGGAGCAATTGCAATGTCATCAACACCTTGCACCAGACCACGAGTAAAACCGGCTGGTGCAGACCAATATGCAAAGTTTCTATCAGAACGTGCATAATCTGCTGCTACAATGCCAGAGAATGGTACCCATACATTGGTTTGTGAGTATGTATCATTGACACGAGCCCAGTTTGCATATGCTGCAGCATAGCTTGTGTTGGCAAGTTCAAACTGATGACGCAGTGGTGAGAACACATGCTCTGACCAGCTCTTGTTTGAATTGCTGAGAGTCTTGGTGTTGTTGCCTGTTACGAGAATGTGACGAATTGGATCAGCAATGAAAATATGATCCATTCTATCTTTTGCAAATTCAGCAAACAAACTAAACACTGTATTGTAGTTGCCTCTCAAGTCCTTGGTAGAATCAGTTGGTGCTGTATAATTGAGTGTGGTCTGGAGATATCCAAGAGCTGTGCTCAAATTGCTGTTCATGAGTGTATCATCATAGTATGCAACACCTGCTGCGCACAGTGTAGCATGAATTGTACCCAATCCTGCTTCAACAGTAACATCAAGATCATACAACTCATCATTTTCCACCAATTCAAGTGCACGGGTAATCTTGCCAGGAATGCTACCAATGGCTTTAGTTGTTGGTGTTGGGTCAACATAAGCACCAACAGCCATGAGCACATCAGCTGTACCACTAAAGTTAGCAGCAAGAGCTGTTTGTGCAGCAGAGTAAGCACCATTGTTGAGACCAATGGTAGCAGAAACTTGCTGGAATGTAGCAAGTGTGCTCAACTGTGTAGAAAGCTCATTTGTGAGCAATCTGATGCTCTTGGATGGAATACCATTTGTATTGAGCCATGTTGATGTGGTGCGATTGGAGATGTAATCATTCACCATCACTTTGATGTTGCGTGATGAATTTTCAACTTCTGTGCCAATGTAGGCAGAAACAATTGGACCACCATTTTCTGGTGTGCGTTGGCGGTAGTAATCTACACTGCTTGCAAATTTTTCTTCAAGAACGTAATCAAGCATTGTTGTTTCAGGTGAGTAGATGCTTTGACGAAGCTTGAATACACCAAGTGTGAGGTAATCATTGAACTGATTTGTACCAATGTTGAAAGATGCAGCATTTTCAAGCACTTGAGAAAGTGTACCATTGGATGCTGCAGTTCCAGACAATGCAAAGTTGAGTCTTGCGAGAGGAATTGTGGTGAGCACATCTGCTGTTCCTGCTGTTCCCGCAGTATTGACTGTAGCAGCTGTGATGATGCCATCAAAATCTGTTGCAGGGTTGGCATTGGAATTGTCAATGACACCCACATAATAACCTTCATATCTATCATTGATGGTGGTTTGAGCATCATTGAAAATAATGATGCCTGCTTTGCCAAAATCACTGATGCTGGTGATGCTAGCAGCAGCGCTACCGCTCATTGATGAGGATGACCAGCTAAATGCTTCACCATTGATGCAAGAAAGATATTGTGCTTTGGTGAGTGTAAAGTGCTTTGGCTTGCCAAGAACATATGCATCAACACCAGATGCATTGAGTGAGTTTACAATGCTACCTGTGCCAGAAATTGCAGAAGATGAAGATCCTGCAGCAGCAAGAGATACAGGGTTGCCTGACACAGCAACAACTGGATAAACAACTGCGCTGTATTCAGAGCCAAAGCCATCACCATTGCCTGCACCATAAGGCAGACGATTTACTAAAATGTTCGCACCTGTTCCAATGAGTGGTTTTACTGAATAGTAAAAATAACGCTCAGCTGCGTTGGTTGGTGTACCGTAAATTTGTTCAAATTCAGAAAGTGTAGAAACAGAGATTACTTCATCAGTTGGACCCTTGCTGGCAAAGCCAGTGATGAACACATCAGTCCCAAAAACATTTGACTGAATTGCTGATTCATCGATTTCATTGATTTGTACCCCAGGAGAGTTGATAATTCTTGATGCCATGCTAGTATTTATAGAAAATCCAGCACCATTTTTATACTAACGTGCATGTTATGTTGGAAAAAACAAATTCAAATGAGCTTGTTATTTCTTTGCTGTCTTGGTAATTCCAATTTATACTGCCTAGTTTTGTGGGAAAAGCATTGTAGTAATCAAATTTTACAATGTTGGCATTGAATTCATCCCTTGCGTACAATGTAAACGTAGTTGCATATTCATTGAGCACTGCGCCATCTTTGGCGAGATTTCTTGCATTAATGATTTCGCCTGTGGTGCCTTCTTTTTCGTCTCTCATGACATTGAGCCACTGATAAATTACCCAATAGTTTGAAAATTGGTTGTCAATGGTGAAATTTAATGAAGAAGCAGGAAAAGATGTTCTGTTGTGCGAAGACACGTAAATGGTGCTGCCTGCATAACGTGTTTCAATGGCTGGTACTGTAATTTCTGGCACAACAACACCAAAAACTGAGAACTGCATGGCTTCAAGATTAATGGCACGATTGTTGCGATTGAATTTGTCATTGATGCTCTTCAAGGCAGGCGGCAAATTCAGCACCATGGTGAATTTGTCAATGCGTGATTTGTTGAGGGGTGCTTGTTTGTTGTCAATGCTCATGTTGCTATTTATAAGAATTTCCATCCTTGCAGTTCCAGATCAGCCAAATCATCATCTTTGCTTGTTGTGGAGCCAAACGCAATGGGCAGAGTTGCAGAATCTTTGTATTGCTCTGCTGTCATCATTTCTAACCAAGCGCCAGGCGAATTAATGCGGCGATCTTTTTTTGTAAAATATGTGAGGCCAAAATCTATGGGCTTGAGCTTGCTGGGTTTGCCATTGTCATCCATTTCCTCCACCTCAAAATATTGATTACAAATGCCAAATTGCTTGTCATTATCCAAAATTACCAATGCCCACACCAGTGCCATGACACAGTCATCTGTACCATTGCCGCGAGCGCTCCAGGTGCCATTGGGTTTGCGTACAAAATCTTTCAATTCCAAAAGCGTATTGATGTCATTGAATTTGACACACTTGAGTACGTTTACCCAGTATCTCATGTTGAGTACACCACGTTGTTTGGTGTTGGTGTGTGCAATTACACCCAAGAATTCTTTTTTGCGGCCTGCTAATTCAGCGCCATAACTCACAATGTTTTCATAATTGTGGTTGGCTCTCAAATTTTCTACTACTATTTGACCA